TCAAAATCGAGTGAAAAGAAAATCTTTTCGGCGATCCCCGTGAAGTAGCCGATACCGTCAGAGCCAATTACGGCTTTGCGGGAAAGAGGTTTGTAGAGTGGCTGGAGGAAGAAAGCAACATCGACAGGGCAAAAGATATTTTTAATAATTACAGAAAAATGTTGAGCGATACGGAGGTTACGGAAAAACAGACCATGGCAATATCGCTGATACTTACGGCGGACAAGATTATCACGGAAATACTGTTCAAGGACAATAACGCTTTGAAAGTCAGCGAAGTAGCCGAGTTTTTAAAGACGAGAAGCGAAGTGAGCCAGAATGAAAGGGCGTTGGAGTATATAAAAGATTATATTTCCATAAACAGCATGAGGTTTGAGCAGGATATAGACGATAACAAAGGTGAGGTATGGGGTGTAATAAACGACGATTACATCTGCATTATAAGAGCCGTTTTCAACCGTATATGTGATGAGAGCGGATTTAATCCACAGGCGTTATTATCGTGGCTTAAACAGAATAAAAAAATAGAGTTTAGCAAAGGTTACACAAAGACAAAGAAAATAAGAGGAGAGCCGGTAAGTTGCGTATGGCTGATAAAGGAGAAAGAAGAGGAAGAAGTTGGTGACCTTGACAAGGATTGCCCCTTCTAGGTGTGACCTTACCTACAATATTAAAAAAGTCACACCAAAGTCACACCTCGAAAACTCAGTAAAATCAAGGGTTGCAAGGAACAGGTGTGAAAGTGTGACGGTGTGAGCGAAAAATATACCCTTATATAGAGGATATATAGAGAGCGTGTATTGTAAGACAACGAATGGTGTGTATATATATTTCCTATAGAGAAAAAACCGAAAAATTGTCACACCTTCACACCATAGGGCGAAAAGCCAGTAAAATCAACAGTTTTAAAGGTGTGAACCTAAGTCACACCACTTCACACGCTTCACACCTTTTTCGGAGATGATAAAAATGGATTTTGACAGAATAAAAGAAGTAAAGAGCCGTGTCAATCTGATTGACGTATTGAAAGACGCAGGGATATACCTCAAAAATAATAACATGACCTGTTGTCCGTTCCATAAAGAAAAAACTGCTTCATTCTCCGTAAAGGGAAACAGATATAAATGCTTCAGCTGCGGAGAGGGCGGAGACGTTATAGACTTCGTATCTAAGTATTATAACATATCCCCCGTAGAAGCGGCAAAGAGATTGGATGATACATATAACCTCGGCGTGTTTCACGAATTGACCGCAGAGGAGAAAAAAGAGATAGCAAGACAGAATACGGAGAAAGAAAAAGAAAAAGCGTACAAAGCGGAATTTAAAGAAATACGGGACAGGCTGTATGCAAAGAAGTGTAAAGCCTATAGGGAATGTCAGTTGATTATGGAACTGTCAGACCCGAAGAAGTTCGGTATTAATCAGTTCTATGTAAAGGCATACAACGAAGCGCAGAAGATAGAGCATTGGTTTGAACAGGAGGCGGATCTATGGCGTATATGACGAACGAAGAAGCCGACGAATATTTACACTTGCTTGAACGAAAGAAAAAAGCGTTGAGTTTGGAAAGTAAAGAAAGAGAAAAGTTTAAAGAAGAATGGGAAAAAATCCTTGACGGGACAACCGATAAAATACTGGACTATGTGTATTGTATTATAGGTCCTTATGAGTTGGAGAACGCTCCCTCTAAAACGGTTGCGGCATTATTGGACATGCCGTCTTTATGGGGAGATTTGAAAAAATACGAGGAACAGGGAGAAGCAAAGAAAGTAAAAGGTATAGCCGAAGCATTAAAAATTATGTACCAAACGTTAAAGGATGTAGGCTATGGAGAAAACCAAGGTATACAGGGATAAGCCCTTTATATAATAAACCGGTCGCAAAAAAATAAACCGCATAATAATTCAAAACTAATCCTTTGACTACATATAGGCGATGAATGTCAAGTGTCAACACAGACCGGGTATGAGAGAGGGTGGTTGGAGATATAAGTTCTTTATAGGGAGGAGAAAAGGAAATGACGTTTATTGACCTCTTCTCCGGCATAGGAGGATTTCGGCGTGGAATGGAAATGGCAGGACATAAGTGTATAGGTTTTTGTGAGTATGATAAATTTGCAGTCGCAAGCTATACAGCCATGCACCTTATGACGGACGAAGAACGAAAATATATAGATACAATTCCCTTTAGAGGGAGAGTGAAAGAAGCTAATAAGGAGGAGTACAGACATGGAGAATGGTATGCATACGATATTACCGAGTTGCGAGCGGATGACATTCCGGCAGCAGACTGTTGGTGCTTCGGATTCCCATGCCAGGACATCAGTGTTGCGGGAAAACAGGCAAGACTTGACGGAAACAGAAGCGGACTTTTTCACACAGTTATTAAACTTCTCGAAGATACGAAAAAAGAAAATAGACCCTCTTATCTATTCATTGAAAATGTTAAAAATCTACTATCTGTCAATCGAGGTTTCGACTTCCTCACCGTTCTCTCTGAGTTGGACGAAGTCGGGTACGATGCAGAATGGCAAGTTCTCAACTCTGCCGATTACGTTCCGCAGAACCGAGAGAGAATATTCATTATCGGACATCTTAGAGGAAGAAGTGGACGAAAAGTATTTCCTATCGAAAGAGCAGACGGAAAAAATAGTGTTTCAATTATAGGACATAGAGACGGCTACAGAAGAAACAGTCAGACATACAGCGCAGAGGGGATTACGGAAGCATTGGACACGGGAACAGGCGGAGGCAGAATGTTTAATGTAATGCCGCCGTGCTTCTGTGATATGTCGTATAAGGCAGGACAACGATTGACGAAAACGGCGTGTGCAATACAGGCCAGGTATAACAAGGGCGTTTCTAACAGGCACGGAGAAGTATCGGGAGTTGCAATCCCAGTATTAACCCCCGATAGAGCGGATAAGCGACAGAACGGCAGACGGATGAAAGAAAACGGAGAAGATATGTTCACGCTTACAGGGCAGGACAGGCACGGTGTAATGGTTAAACTACCGAACGGTGTATATGCGTATGCCGTTTGGTACGAAAAATACCGATGCTATATTGCAATTCGCAAGCTTACCCCGAAGGAATGTTTTCGTTTGCAAGGATGGCAAGATAAGTATTTTGACCGCGCCTCATTAGTAAACAGCGATAGTCAGCTATATAAGCAAGCAGGGAACGGTGTTACGGTTCCGGTTATATATGAGATAGCGAAGAGAATGGGGGTTATAGAATGATACACATAATAGATGATTACAGATGACTGCCTAAAGCGTGATTTTAATAAGACATGGTTTCTTACAAAAGAAGAAGCGGAAAGAGCGTTGGAGGCGAGAAATGACAGTAGAAGAAGCAATAACAATACTTAAAATAGCAAAAACAGAAGTTGAATGGAACTACCCGTTAGATTATGCAATTGCAATAGATACGGCAATCTCAGCACTGGAAAAGCAGATACCGAAGAAGCCGATATTAAAAAGCGGAGTATCCTTAATTCATATAAACAAGGGAGATAAGCCCCACGAATGGCGAAATGTGCAATGGCAAGACTGGGTATGCCCTGAGTGTGGATGGTTTGTAGGGCAGCGGTATAATGCTACACAATGTAAACCACACGACCAGAGGAAATGTGATTACTGTAACGAGTGCGGACAAGCCATAGACTGGAGGGATGTTGAATGACTTTCAATGACTTTATAGAAATCTTAATATATGTTTTAGCTATTGCCGTAGTCATAACAAACGTATACTTCTTAATCAAGGATTATAGGCTGAGACTGGGCGAGAGAGCGATACTTAAGCGCTACGGCATAACGGAACAGGTCGCAAAGCTGAAAGAAGAGTGCCGAGAACTGATAGAAGCCTCGGACGGGTACATAAACGGAACGGACAGCAAGGCGCATTTTTTAGAAGAGATAGCGGACGTACTGGTGATGATTGAGCAGATGATAATGCACTTCAACGCACAGGACAAGGTTGATGAGATAAAGAGGTTTAAGGTCAAAAGGCAGTTGGGGAGAATAGAGAGGGAAGAAAATGACAAGAAGTGAATTGTTACAGATAGCTGAAAAAACAGTAAACGGAGACAGGGAACAGGATTATGGCAGTCCCGAAAACAACTTTGAAACTATTGGTTTAATGTGGAGTGTATATTTGAGGAAAGCAAAGCCTGATATTAATTTAGCTGTCAACGACATTGCTCCAAAAGATGTTGCGGTTATGCTTATTTTGCAAAAAACAGCAAGAATAGCGAGCGGACACGCAAAGAATGATAATTGGATTGATATAGCAGGATATGCCGCTTGTGGTGGTGAAATTGAGAGCATAGGGGAGAAAAACAATGAGCGATAAGTTAGATGAGCTTATTAAAAACGCTCCGGTAGTAGATATGTTTTCAGATATTCCCTATAGGGAGAAGGTGGCAATTAACTTATGCGGCAGATTAACAGCAGGCGTTATAAATATTAAGTACAGGCTATTGAAACGGAGGAAGAAAAATGAATCTGAACAGAGCGCATCGGAAGATTGAGCATGAAAAGCTGAATCGTGAGGTAATGTCAAAGGTTGAGGGTAGAGTAATACCGAGAGTACAATGTGCATGTTTGGCTGCAACGGCATTAGTTTTGCATGATAAGTTCGGGTTCGGACAAAAAAGGCTAAACAAGTACATAGAGGAAGTATTCTATATATTTGAGAGCATATATACACAATATACCGACTTTGATGATATTAAGCGCTGTATATACGATGAATTAGGGATAGATTTTGAAGAGATAGAAGAAAAAAGACTTGCTCAACAGGGGTGATGTAGTTGGAAAAGAAAACGCCAAAAGAATATTTAAGGCAGCTGAGAACTGCCGAAATAAAGATAGAACAGAAAGAAGAAGAACTGGAAAGGCTTAAAGCTTCACTGGAAAGCATATCAACAGGTACGGACAGCGAGAGGGCGCAGACAACGCCGAAGGACAGGCTATCGGAGGAAATAACGAGAATAGTTGATTTGGAAAAAGAAATAAATTCGGATTTGGGCGCGCTGTTAATGCTTAGGAATAAGATTATAAACGAGATACACAGCATGGATAATCCTGTATACATAGATATATTGTATAAGAGATATGTGCAGTATAAGAGTCTTGAAGAGATAGCGGTGGAGATGAGTTATGTGTATGTACACACTAGACGTTTGCATGGATTAGCTTTACAAGCATTCAGAGCGTGCTATCCACAAAAGTTCCAATAAAGAAAGATGTTACACAATGTTACATTTATCTGTGGTATAATAGTCGA